ATGGAAAGCAAAGTACGACAAGTCTTCCAAAGGACTTGGCGATACTGTAGAGAAGATAACTACCGCAACAGGAATTAAAAGAGCAGTAAAGTTTTTGGCTGGAGAAGATTGCGGTTGTGACGAGCGTAAAGAAATACTCAATAAAAAATTTAGCTACAACGCACCAGAATGTTTTACAGAAGATGAGTATGTTTTTGTAAAAGAAATTATTGATACCAACAAGCAAACACTAAGAGCTTGGGAAGTAAGAAAAATGACTAATATCTATAACAGAGTATTTAAAGCAAAGAAAACATCTACTAGCTGTAGCTCTTGTTTTGTTAGTGGTATACTAAAACCTATAAAAGCACTGTATGAGACTTATAAGTAAAGAGCAACATTTATACGACTTTCTTAAACACAATAGGTATCCTGATCTAGTGAAAGCAAGACGACAAATGAGCAGATGGGATTGTTACTCACCATCAGAAAAACATAGAATTGAACTTAAATGCAGAACCAAACATTATGATACGTTACTTATCGAAAAGAAAAAATACGATGCAATCTTACAAACTTGCAAAGATCATAACGACACTCCTATTTATGTGTGTAGTACTCCAAGTGGTATATTCTTATTTAATTTATTATACACTACAGTCGATTGGGAAATCAATAACAGAAATCCTGCAACTACTAAATTTTCTGTTAGGAGTAGAGTAGAAAAAGAAGTATCTTACATAGACATAAAACAATCGGAAAAACTATGAAATGGAATCAAAGCGATACATTCGCATATTATATGGATGAGTTCTTTGAAGAAAATGAAGACAGAAAAAAAATACCTGTCTATTCAGGTGTTATAAAATATTTCCCTGATGCCATAAAAGAGCTAGCAAAAGTATCTTACGTAGGAAACGAGCAACACAATCCAGGCAAACCATTGCATTGGGACAGAAGCAAGTCTGGTGATGAGCTTGATGCACTTATGCGACACTTACTTGAAGCAGGTAAAATTGATGATGACAACATAAGACACTCAGCAAAAGTTGCTTGGAGAGCTTTGGCACACCTACAAAAAGAATTAGAAAAAGAGAAAAAAGATGGATAAGTTTGTTTTTCTTAAGGCATACACTTATTTAGTTGATAGACTTGAAGAAGCATATCTTAAAAGAAATGATTTGCTTGTAGAACACTACAGAAAGGAAATAACCAAACTACAAAATAGATACAAGAAAGAAGAAGGTGAAAGAGATTAAACTATTGGATGGTACGGATTGGATTGTAGACGACCTTTTGAGTCGGATGCAAGACAACTCGTTCTACTATGGTTACTTAAACACAGCAAGTCTTTCTTCTTCATCTTGTAAAAAATTATTAGAAGGTGTAGAATCTTATTTAGGAAACAACAAACCTTTAGACAAAAACTTAAAACCACTAAGAGACGGAAGACTAATTCACGTTACACTTTTAGAGAACAACAAACTAAACGATTACTACCATTTTGTTGACGTATATACAAGACGAAACAAAGAGTATAAAGAAGCAGTAAACAATCCTAAATTTAAAAACAAAGAGATAATGCTTACAAAAGAAAAGACGTGGGCAGAAAATATTGTAGATGCTGTTTATAACAATCCACTTGCCAAAACACTGTTTGATGGTGGACAATACGAAACACCAGGTATTGATTATGTGCAAGGCATCCCTTTTAGAGCAAAAGCAGACTGTATACAAGGTGATACCATTGTAGATTTAAAAACAACATCAGACATAGATTCTTGGCAATACAATATGGATGTTTATGGATATGATATGCAAGCATATATTTATTGTACAGTATTTAACAAAAAAAAATTTACCTTTGTTATTGTAGACAAAACTACACTAAAGGTCAAAACTTATGACGCAACTCCAGATGATTTACGACAGGGCGAACAGAAGGTTGGCGAGGCTATTGCAAACTATATTGAAGGAGTGGGATTTTAGAACTCCTGTGGTGAAAGAATACTTTGCACTTACTTGCAATGATATTATTTCAGGAGCTACACTTCCAGAGCTTTATTCAAGCATAGATCTGTTTGCATCTTTAGAATATTACGAAGAGTGTGAAGGCATACTTTTGGCGTGTGAAATATCTACAACATTAGCATTAACCAATTATATATTTAAACTAAAAAATGAATGATAAAGTAAACATATTAATTAAACTAGAAAGAATCGTAGACGAAGTCACTAGTGCTAAGATTCGTAACAAGAATAAAAGACATAAAAACGTTATTGCAAGAAGTATATTTTATAGACTTGGAATAGATCATTTAATTATATCAGGAATGATGCACGGACATATATCCTATGTTGCAAGGTATCTTGACAAACATCACGCAACATTACTACATTCACTGAAGAACTTTGACAGAGATGTTGTAAAGAACAAATATAATTATGAATTGTTTAGAAAGTGTAGACAGATATTCTTAAACATAGACACTAACTATGAAGACTTTGACGATAAGGATATTCAGATAGATTATTTAAAAAACAAAATAATAGACCTTGAGTTACAATTAAAGACAACCAGGCCTACAAACAAACGTATAAAAGAACTGGTTGATATGTTAGAATCTATTCCAAATGATAAAATGTATCTAGCAAAAGTAAGAATAGAAGCTATGATTAAAGGATTTAGTATTGAACCGAAAAACCAACAAACGCAAATTATCGGTGCTTACGAAACTTTCGCAACCACCTAGAAACAGAGTTGCACAAAGTTATTGTATCAACAACGGATATAAAATATATCCTGTTGTTGTAGAAGGTGGATATATGATAGAGATAGATTATAAAGGTCAGATAAAAAGGGGAACAATCGTTTATGGTAAAACAGAATGGTCTGATGCTATATGGGCATTGTATGATAAAATATATGAAAGATATAAAAATTAATCATTTAGACTTGTTCTCAGGAATAGGTGGATTCCATTTAGGATTCCAGCGTGCTGGATTCAAGATAAATTCTTACTTTAGTGAAATAGATAAATACGCAATTCAAGTATATAAACATAGATTTAAAAATAGTAATTATGTCGGATCAGTTACAGATGTTTACGGAAGAAACTTACCAAACATCGACCTTATCACTTTCGGAAGTCCTTGTCAAGACTTTAGCATTGCTGGAAAACGTAAAGGGCTTGAAGGTAAACGAAGTAGCCTTATCAGTGAAGCAATTAGACTCATCAGAGAAAAGAGACCTAGTGTTTTTGTCTGGGAAAATGTTAAAGGAACATTCTCATCAAACAATGGCAAAGACTTTGCAGCAATCTTGCAAGCGTTTACCAACATTGGGGGTTATAGACTTGAATGGCAACTGCTTAATACAAAGTGGTTTTTACCACAAAACAGAGAGAGAATCTACCTTGTCGGATATATTGCAAAAGAAAGTAGACGACAAATATTTCCTATCGGAGAAAGCGATAAAGGGAATGTTACTGAGAAAGAATCATCCGCCTGTATCACAACAAGTTATCACAAAGGAGTAAATTTTGACAATCAGTTAATAAAGGTAAACTCAGCAACATCAAAAGGATATGAATTAGCTGAAGAGGGTGATAGTATAAATTATTCAGTTCCTACTTCTAAAACTAGAAGGGGAAGAGTTGGTAAGGGTGTGGCTCAGACTTTAGATACTGCTTGCAATCAAGCGGTTATAAAGTCAACTAAAATAAGAAGACTAACACCAATCGAATGTGAACGCTTACAAGGTTTTCCTGATGATTGGACTAAAGAAGGTACTGATGGAAAAATAAGTGATAGCCAACGATACAAGATGTGTGGTAACGCAGTGACTGTTGATGTTGTGGAAGCAGTAGCAAAAAGAATAAAGCAAGTTGTTTATGGCTAAACAAAAAGGAGAACGTAAATATATGAAGAAGACCGATGGTCGTAAGAACAACGGAGCAAAACGTGGTGATGCTCTTGTTCGTAAGACTATGGCAACTCCTGCAAACTTTAACAGAGCAAAGAAAAATAGATCTAAGATATTGGCTACAAACGCTATAGAAGAAGTATATGGGTCTGAAGCAAACTTCTGGAAAATGGTAGCTCAGAAAGCAGAGTCTTCACAATACGACAGAAAAATGGTTATTGAATATATTTATGGTAAAGCTCTTGACAATCCAGATGCTCTTGCTCAAGCAAAGAATATAGATTTTTCTATTGTAAATATATTTCCTGGTACAGACAAAAAAGAAGATGTGATTGACGTAACACCTGAAGATGAAAGTACCAAATCTAAATGAAAAATATAAGTCGTTTGGAAATACTTCAAGGTATTTCTTAACAACAGGCGGTAGGGGGTCTGGTAAGAGCTTCGCTGTTAATGTATTTTTACTGCTTCTTACTTATGAAAAAGGACACAAGATATTGTTTACAAGATATACAATGGTGTCCGCTTCATCATCTATCATCCCTGAGTTTATAGAAAAGTTAGAAATAATGGAAGTAGTAGAAGACTTCCGTATCACCAAAGACGAAATAACAAATGTAAAGACAGGCTCAAGTATACTCTTCAAAGGAATAAGAACTGCTTCTGGGAATCAAACAGCTTCACTCAAATCGTTAAACGCAATAACTACCTTTGTGTTGGATGAAGCAGAAGAACTGACTGATGAAGACACCTTTGATAAAATAGACCAGTCCGTTCGTGTAAAAACTAAACTCAATAGGGTCT